CCGTGAACACGCTGAAACGCTTGCTGGCTTTGGGTTGACCGAGGTGAACATAGCTGCCTTGGTATGCGGCGGCATCAGCGTGGCTACGCTGCGCGACAGGTTTGCGGAAGAACTGCAACGGGGCCGCGCTAAAGCTCACGCCGGGATCGGCAAGACGCTGTTCCAGAAGGCAATGGCCGGCGACGTGGCGAGCCTAATCTGGTGGACGAAGACGCAGATGCGCTGGACCGAAGCACCGCGCCAGATTGAGGTGAGCGGCAACATCTCCATCACCGACGCGCTCGCCCAGGCGCAAGCACGGCTTATCGAGGCTGAGATCATCGAGATGGATACGCCGTTACTGACCGTAACTGAGCCGGTTACGGTTGAGGTTACGCCCGTTACGGTTGACCACGTTGAGGTAAAAGGCCAATGAAATCAACGATTTAGGGCCAACTGTTCGAGTACCGGCAGGGCCGGCGGCGATTCCCGCCACGCGCCGAGGGGGCCGGGGAGGGCCGGCGGGCGACCGGTCACGGTAACGGTGGCCCCGCAAGAATTTTTTTTTATTTTCCAAAAATGCAAAAAACTCGTTATAGCGCCGAAGACGAACAGATCCTGATGACCAAGTTGTGGTCGCCAACGATTGCGGATAACCCGGAGGCGTTCGTGTTGTTTGCGTTCCCGTGGGGTCAGTCGAATACGCCGCTGGCTAAGTTCAGCGGGCCGAGGAAGTGGCAGCGGGAGATCCTGCGAGATATTGCCAAGCACATTAAGGACAATCAGGGGCAGGTGGATATGCAGACGCTGCGCGAGGCGGTGTCTAGTGGCCGGGGTATTGGCAAGTCTGCGCTGGTGAGTTGGTTGATTTTGTGGATGTTGACGACTAGGATCGGCTCGACGGTAATTGTGAGCGCCAACAGCGAGAGCCAGTTAAGGTCGGTGACCTGGGGCGAGTTGACCAAGTGGCAAGCGATGATTATTAACAGCTACTGGTGGGAGATCAGTGCGACCAAGATCGTGCCGGCTGCGTGGTTAACGGAACTGGTAGAGCGGGACTTGAAGAAGGGTACGCGCTACTGGGCGGCAGAAGGCAAGTTGTGGAGTGAAGAAAACCCGGACGCTTATGCCGGGGTTCACAACCACGACGGGATGATGTTGATCTTTGACGAGGCAAGCGGTATACCGGACCCCATCTGGGCGGTGGGTGCTGGGTTCTTCACGGAAAACATCCTAGATCGGTATTGGTTTGCGTTTAGTAACCCCCGGCGTAATAGCGGGTATTTCTTTGAGACATTTCATGGCAAACGGGATTTTTGGAAGGGCCGGCAGATTGATGCCAGGGAGGTTGAGGGGACGGACAAGAATACGTATGAGCAGATCATTGCCGAGTATGGCGAGGATTCACCTCAAGCGCGGGTGGAGGTATACGGGGAGTTTCCGGCTAGTGGGGATGACCAGTTCATTGGACCGAGGGTGGTGGATGATGCGATGGAGCGGGAGAAATACAAGGATCAGACCGCGCCGATTGTTATTGGTGTTGATCCGGCGAGAGGGGGATTAGATTCAACGGTGATTGTGGTTAGGCAGGGCCGCGACATTGTTGCGATTAAGCGGTTCAGGGGGGATGACACGATGACGACTGTTGGCAATGTCATTGACGCGATTGAGGAGTACAAGCCCGCGTTGACGGTCATTGACGAGGGTGGGCTAGGGTATGGAATACTTGACCGATTGGTCGAACAAAGGTATAAGGTGCGAGGGGTCAATTTTGGTTGGAAGGCCAAAAACCCAGTGATGTGGGGCAATAAGCGGGCTGAGATGTGGGGTGCTATGCGGGACTGGTTACGGTCTGCGAGTATTCCAAAGGATCGGCAACTAAAGGCCGATCTGGTTGGGCCGATGAAAAAGCCCAATAGTGCTGGTACGATCTTCCTTGAGGGTAAGAAGGAAATGAAGTCTAGGGGGTTGGCGAGTCCTGATGCGGCTGATGCATTGGCCGTGACCTTTGCTTACCCCGTGGCGCATCGAGAGTATAAAGAACCACCTCGGACGTTAAAGTCTAGTGGGTCTACAATGTCTGGATCTTGGATGGGTGCTTAATCTGTTATCTTTGCCCTATCATTTTTAACGCATAACGTCTATATGTTAAAAAAGTCTGCATCGCCAAAAGCTTTCAAAGAAAACATCAAGACTGAGGTCAAGGCCGGTAAGCCGGTCAAACAAGCAGTAGCGATTGCATACGCAACTAAACGAGCGGCGGCAAAGAAATGAGCAAACCAGGGCTTTACGCTAATATTCACGCCAAGCAGGAACGCATCAAAGCTGGTTCTGGCGAGAAAATGAACAAGGTTGGCAGCAAGAATGCGCCAACCGCTAAAGACTTCAAAGAGTCTGCAAAGACTGCCAAGAAGAAATGAAGAAAGGCGTGTCGCTATCGGTAGGGCGCGGCGAGAAGTTGCCGGCCAGTAAAGGCGCGGGCCTAACCGAGAAAGGGCGCGAGAAGTACAATCGGGAAACTGGTAGTAATTTGAAAGCGCCAGCGCCTAACCCCAAGACCGAAGCGGATAAGGGCAGGAAGTCTAGCTTTTGCGCTAGGATGGAAGGCGTTGTGGCCCACGCCAAAGGCGATGCGGAACGGGCCAAGGCGTCACTTAAACGCTGGAAGTGTTAATGGCTGATTTGCATCCCTTGGTCTTAATTGGTTTAAGCAGAGATGTCTGACTACACCGGGATTAACGCTGTTGGCAACGTCGCGTTGGGTGGCAAACCACTCAAGAGCGACTCAGATGTGCTGTCAACAGCGCGGGATCGCCTGTCAATGGCAATCTCGGCGTATTCTGAATCGCGTGAGGATGAGCTAGACGACCTGCGGTTTTATGCGGGTAGTCCCGATAACCAGTGGCAATGGCCGGCAGATGTGCTGGCGACCCGTGGCGCGGTGCAGGGTCAGACGATTAACGCGCGGCCATGCTTGACGATTAACAAGTTGCCGCAGCACGTTCACCAGATTACCAACGACCAGCGCCAGAACCGGCCTAGTGTGAAGGTCATCCCGGTTGATGACAACGCTGACGTTGAGGTTGCCGAGATTTTCAACGGCATGATCCGGCATATTGAGTACATCTCGGACGCCGATGTGGCGTATGACACGGCTTGCGAGAACCAAGTCGCATACGGCGAAGGGTACATCCGGGTTTTGACCGAGTATTGCGACGACAATACGTTTGACCAAGACATTAAGATTGCCCGCGTCCGCAATAGTTTCTCGGTCTACATGGACCCGTTGATTCAAGACCCTTGCGGCAGCGATGCCGAGTGGTGTTTTATCACCGAGGACTTGTCTAAAGCCGAATACGCACGGTTGTTTCCTAACGCATCGCCCTTGTCCACCCTTGAGACGTTGGGTGTTGGGGATCAGAACCTAAGTCAGTGGCTAAATACGGACACGATCCGTATCGCTGAGTATTTTTACTGCGAATATGACACTCAGACGTTGAATTTGTACCCCGGCAACGTGACTGCGTTCCAAGGGACGCCGGAAGACAAAGAGTTGCGGGCGGTTTACGGTAAACCAAAGAAGTCACGCCAAGCGGATCGCAAGAAGATCTGTTGGACAAAGATCAACGGCTACGAAATCCTTGAAAAGCAGGAATGGGCCGGTAGTTGCATCCCTGTTGTGCGGGTGATTGGCAACGAGTACGAGGTTGAGGGGCGCATTTACATCAGTGGGTTGGTGCGTAACGCAAAAGATGCCCAACGGATGTACAACTATTGGACTAGCCAAGAGGCAGAGATGCTGGCGCTAGCTCCAAAGGCTCCGTTTATTGGTTATGGCGGTCAGTTTGAGGGGTACGAGACCCAGTGGAAGACTGCAAACACAAATAATTGGCCTTATTTGGAGGTCAACCCGGATGTAACGGACGGCCAAGGCGCAATATTGCCGTTGCCCCAACGTGCGCAGCCGCCAATGGCCTCATCTGGCCTGTTGCAAGCTAAAGTTGGTGCATCGGAAGACATTAAGTCTTCAACGGGGCAGTACAACGCCTCGCTAGGCATGACCTCTAACGAACGCTCTGGCAGGGCTATCTTGGCCCGCCAGCGTGAGGGCGACGTTGGTACTTATCACTACCAAGACAACCTAGCACGGGCTGTACGGTACGTTGGTAGGCAACTGGTTGACCTAATTCCTAAGATTTACGACACGCAGCGCATCGCCCGAATTATCGGGATTGATGGCGAGACGAAGATGGTCAAGATTGACCCGATGCAAGCCGAGCCGGTGCGTAAGATCCAGAACCAAGATGGCGTGGTCATAGACAAGATCTACAATCCGTCTGTTGGCAAGTACGACGTAGTGGTTGCGACTGGTCCGGGCTACGCCACCAAGCGCCAAGAGGCTCTTGAGGCAATGGCGCAACTGTTGCAGGGTAATCCGCAACTTTGGACAGTCGCTGGCGACCTGTTTGTTAAGAACATGGACTGGCCTGGGGCGCAGGAAATGGCAAAACGGTTTGCCAAGACGATTGACCCCAAGCTCATGGGTGATGCCGAGGATAATCCGGCTCTGCAAGCTGCAAACCAGCAGATGCAAGCGATGGCGGCAGAGTTGGATCAGTTGCACCAGATGTTGCAGAATGTCGGCAAGTCGATGGAAGCGCAGGACATGGAGCGCAAAGACTTTGAGGCGCAGATTAAGGCGTACCAAGCTGAGACGCAACGTATTAGCGCCGTGCAGTCGGGTATGACCGAAGAACAGATCCAAGATATTGCGATGGGCGTAGTGGCTGCGGCGATGGAATCACAGAGTATGCTGATGCCTGAGATGCGTGAAGAACCTGCGGCGATGGATATGCCTGAGCAAGGGATGATGCAATGAAAGCCGCCGATTTTATGGGGATGTTATTCTTGGGGCGTGATGTAGCACATAGCGTACATCTGAACACCCGTAGTTACAGCAAGCACAAGGCGTTGCAGAAGTTCTACGAGTTAATTATTGAAGCGGCAGATGATTTTGCCGAAACCTACTAGGGTCGGCACGGTCTGATTGGGCCGATTACGTTGATGACGGCCAAGAAAACGACTAATATCGTGGAATTCTTGGAAGAGCAACTGAAGGAAATTGAGGATTGTCGGTACGAGGTTGTGGACAAGACAGATATGTCTTTGCAGCAATTGATCGACAACATCATTGAAATTTATCTGAGAACCCTACAAACTGCGCTTCTTGGCGTGAGGTAATTATGGCTTCGACTTATAGGTATCTAACCGCAACGGCCAACGTCAAGCCGATGGCGGGTAAGCTCAAGGGCAT